GCCTAGGAAGATAGGTTCTTCCCCCTCTTCCTTGGACCCCTCCATATAAAGGGAGTGACGTGTAAGCGTTTTCCTGAGTACCCATTGATCCTCTAGGGGAACACCGATACACTGGCATATTGTTTCCAAACAGATCTCAGAGAGTTCTGGATGGAAATAGTCAGTGGCAGCGGTGTAATCTCCCGAGACGAACTCTCGTCCGTCGTCCATGTCACAATCCGCAAGGAACTGTGAACAGGGACCGGGGCCGAAGGGTTCGCCGCAAAGGCGAGTCAATGGAAACTCAGAGAGCGGCTTCCACAAGCGAGGTTGCCAGAGCCGGGCCAGGTGATAAGGGCCCATCGAGCCACGAGTTATGACTCGAACTTTAAATGGCTCTGTCAAACCAACTGGAAAGCATGGTACCGTTTCCGACAAGTAGTTGTCGCGGAGGAGACGGTCAACACCTTCTAGCCATTCCTCGGGATCGTAAGGTACCCGAACCTCAGTGATGAGTGTTCGAGACCGAGCGAAACCGAGAAAGTGATCATAAGGGTGAAGCCGGTAGATACCATCTTCCGGCTCACTAATAAAATCACAAATGGCCTGGTGGGGACCCCCTCTTCCCCGAGTATACTCGAAGGAGGAACGGACCGAGCCAGCCAGCTGTCCCTTACGGGGGACAGGTTGCTCTCGCTTAAATTTTCCGTAAATTTCCTTAACGGTCCGGACAACTTGGTCCTGGAGCATTTCCAGGGTTAACTTAGTACCGGGTGCGATGGTAACGTCCCCATCGAGTGGGGGACTAGTCAAGCGGTCAACGGCTTCTTTGACTTGTTCAGCTATAAAAGAATCAGGTGGGGGCAGCGATGCTGCCTTTCCCTGGTTCAAGCTGAAAGCAAGCCTGAGAGCCCTGCCGTTTGAGCCATTGCCCTTGGTACGGTTTTTCCAGAACTGTTCATCGGTTCCAAGAAGTCCGTGTTTGATCTTACTGTTAAGGGAATCAGAGCGCCAAGAGGGGACGGGAGGCCGTTCAGAGCGAAAGACACGGGCAAGGAGATCCGCAGTGCGGTATTTAAGATACTTTTCTAGGCGACCCTGCATACCTTCGTATAGCCAAACACATTTTTCATGTGTGTTTAGCTGGAAGGTTTTGCCGAACTGCCTATATATAGAATCGTATACCCACTCCATCCTCCAGACCTGACGTCTCGCGTTATGAAGGTTCTCTCGCAACCTCTCTTTTTCAGTTAGTTCCAAATCGTCATCGGGTGATCTATCGTACCCTTCCTCTTCCTCATTGAGGGGATTCAGGGGGAGTGTTACGGTGTGACTGCCCACTCCACAGCAGCCTGACCCGAGAGGGTCGTGTTGATGATTACAGTCGTTTCGTACTGTACCCA